AATTCTGTGTATGATAACGCTGTTTCAAGAGCACCAGTCATTCCAAGTATTGAACCGATTCCAGCACCCGCAGTAGATGTTATAGGAGCTAATATACCACCAGCTAACCCTGCTGCTGCTCCCGCCCCCGCTCCTGCTGTACCTGCTGCTACTGAAGCTGGGTTAATCATTGATCGAAGAGAAGACACTGCTACTTGAACTGCAGCTGTTGGGTTTTTTAAAACACCTTTTATGAAACCTTTCACACCCTTACCTTCTGCTTCATAAATTCTACTAAAGTCTTGCATTTCCTCTGAGGGAGAAAAAGATTCCATGGTTTGAACTGCTTGAATATAATCTTGTAATGTTTCGTCAGTTACATTAGTTCCAGAAGCAAATACTTTTAATGCATCATCGACTGTCCCTGCTTGTCCAGCTCCTGTTTTCCAAGCTCTGTACATATCTCCAAAAAAATCTGTGACTTCATTTTTACCAAAAGTTCTTTCAATTGCTGTGTCTTTTTCAGCTGTAGGAGTTATGCTAAGACGCTGGTTTCTTGATAATGCGCTTGGCTGAGAAATACCAGGTCCCAATCCTGAAACCATATCGGCTTCGTCTTTTTTTTTTAACCCATAAGTATCCTCAAACTCTTCAAAAGAACCCACTTCATATCTTTCAGAAACAACTTCATCAAAAAAAGATTGACGATTACCTATATCTGAAAGGTATCCTATAAATTCTTCTAATGAACCAACATCAAACTCATCTATTAAATCTTCATACAATAATTTAATTGCTTCTTCATTCATTGTTAGTCTTCGGTTTTGGTAAAGCTCTCTTTAAACTTGAAGTACCTCCGGTTACAGGAAGATTTTGATACTCATCGAAAAGTCTTTTATTTGCTGCGGTTAGTTGCTCCCTAATTTGATTAGGTGTAATTTGTATATTGTTTTCTTTAGCAAAATCTAACAATTCTATTATCTTATCTAATTCTAATTGAGGATTGTTTTTTGTAGGTAAAATTATAGGTTTAGATAATAGACCTGGGATTTTAATCTCTATTGCATAATTTGCATCTTTAATTTTTTGTTCTGGAAGTAAAGGTCTACCCGCAATTCCCGCTCCAGCTTTAGCAAATCTTAGTATTTTACCAGCTAATGTACCACCTTCTTTTTGAGGTTCAATTATAGCAGTGTTTATTTGAGCTTCAGTAAAGCCTTGATGATTAAGTACAGCCTGAATGCCATTTACAGTATCTTCAATTTTGTTTCCTGTAAAACTTTCAGGTTTAAATTTTTGTAAATATTTTCTAGGATTTATAAAATTAGGTTTACCATCACGTACTGGATCTTCAGGGTCAACCATTAAATTATCAGACGCAGTATAAGAAACTACTCCTTTTTTTTCTGATTGTCCTTTTTGAAAATCCAATGTTTCTTTTCTTATATCTATCTCTTGCTGTCTAAGTTCATTAGTTGCTTTTTGAGCCGCAGTTAAACCTGCAACTGGTGTCTCTGTTTCAGGCAACGCTTTATCTAGTCTATCTATCATATACTCTTCAGCTGCTTTTCTTTGTTCATCAGTTATTTCATACGCACCATTCCTGCCGATTAAAACTGTTTTATCATCTACTTCAAACGGATCTAATGTAACATCATACTCTGGCACATAATCAGCAAGTATACTAATAACAGCGCTATCGTCTTTTAAATAAGAACTTACATAGTCTCTCTTAGCTTCTAAGGTTTTTGCTTCACTCATCAATGCAGAATTAAATGCACCCTTTACTCTTGTTCCAACTGCGCCTATTGGTCTGCCTTCACTTTGAGCTTTTCTTACCATCTCAGGTGTTATAGTAACATCCTGTATCCCTATGTTTTTTGTAATGTTTTCAATCGCACTGTTCATGTCAAACTTATTTAATTGAAAGTTTGATATTCTAAACATATCTGAAGCTGATGCTATATCCTCTACAGTGGTTTCCATTATACCACTAGGCGCTAGCCTTGCAGTATTTACTTCTCTAGTGTCAGGGTTTATAAATGGAGTACGATTACCAAACTCTAAAAGTTGAGCCATCTTTTCTCTGTACTTTATTTCTACAGCTGAGGCAGTACCGTTGTCTATTCTTTCTTGTATAACATCATAATTTTTATTAAAGTTATTAGCGCCTGCTATCATAAGCTCTGTGCCTGATAAAAGGTTAGCTCTTCGGTTGTAATATTCTTGTTCAGATATATTACCTGTTTTCAATAAATTTAAATCTGCAAGAGCAGCTTTGGATGCTTGAGTAGTAAATTGTGCAAGGTATTCATTGAAGGCTGTGTTAGAGCCCATAGGCATATCAATAAGCATCTTTGCATAGTCCGTGCTTTTAGTTAATATATCTTCCCTTCTTTCCTTTCTGTCTTCTGTAATTTTAGTAATACCATCAGACACCTGTGTTCCTATAGCATTCCAGTCTATTTGACGATTCGCTGTATCTCTACTTACATATCCGTATTTTGTTGCCATAATATATTATCCTAATTTAGGTGCTGATACTCCTGGTTGCATGAATTGATAAAATGGATCATTATTTAGGTTAGGAATTGTTGAGTCAAAGCTAATTAAGTCCTGCCCAAAATTACTATAATCTGTACCGCTATAAGTTCCTAAACTTGGCGCTGATGTGCCACCCGCTGCTTTTGTTACATCAAAAGGATTTTCTGAGAAAATTTGCACACCCGTAGTTAAAGCGCCTGCTGCACTTTTAATAGCACCTGCTTTTGCTGCATCTGCCGCTGCTTGAAAATTTGCCGCTGCTTGTTGAGCTCCTTTTACTTCTCCTAAATCTAAATCAACTCTAGCGCTTTGTAATCTTGATTCTTCTCTCGCCGCTAATTCTTCCAATCTTTTTATTTCCTGTGACATTGAAGCTCTTTGCTGCCCAGCTTGCGCTTGCTGAGCCATAAGTACCTGACCCGCAGTTGCCGCTGCACCTCTAGTCTCCCCTTCAACACCCGCCTGTAAAGCTGCTGCCGAGCCTTGTAGTAAATTTTCTCTTGCTAATTCATAAGGTTCTTTAGCAATACTAAGACCTGCTAAATAATTTACTTCTAATTTTTTTCTTGCTGCAGCCATAGCTTTATCTGCCTCAGCTTCTGCTTTTTTCATTTCTTTACGAGCTTTTCCAGCTTGAGCGAAACCTGCTGCAGATGTTCCTGCTTGTATAGCTGCTGAAGCAATTAGTGCTCCTGTAGTTCCTAATGCCATATTATATTTTTTTAATCATTTCGTGTGTATAACTATCTCCTTTTACATACCCAAGCTCTTCATAAGTTTTAATTAAACCATCGTGTCTTAATAAAGCATAAATATATCCTCCGTTTTGTGAACATATATTTGTTAAGGTACTAACTAAAAATTTAACTGCCTCGTGTCTCAATGCTTTATCTTCTATTTTATTATCCGATATTATCCAATCAACCCAACTTACCTTTGAGTTGGTAACATACATAAAACCTGCGCAAACAGGCTTTTTATCTACCATTACCATCAAACCACCCTCACCATTTTCTGGTAAAAAATCTTGAGCTGGCGCTTGCCATCCCCAATCTTTCCACCAACCTATCAATACATCATTATAATCAGATGTCTTTAATTTCCTTATACTAAAGTCCATACTACTGCAAAGATACTAATTTTACGGATAGCTTTTCATAACTTCCGACTCAATAGCAAACAATTCAGTAGCTGTTGTGCTTGTGTTTGTAACAGTAAATATACAATAGTGTCCAAGTAAACCGTGAGACTCTGCCTCTGCATTTTTGATAAATAATATGTAAGCATCATTAATTGTTATAGGTGAAGAGCCTGTAACTGATGTTGATATAGTTATTCTATTTATATTGTTAGGTAAATCTACTTGTATATTTGTCACTACACCCGCTAAACTTATTGTGGTATAAGAAGGCACAGAGAAGTATAGATAATCTCCTATGCTAATTATACTACCTATTGAAACAAGTGGATTGATAGAAAAGTTTAAAGTACCTGTTGTTCCGTTAACCGAATAACTACTAGACTTTCCTATACCATTAGCTGATCTCATTGCATATTGTCCTTGCAGCGCAGGCACTTCCCCTGTTTGTCTTAGGTAAGCAAAATACGCTCCTTCTTTTTTTACAAACCAATCGTTATCAATGAATCCATTTTGCTGTATATCCGTTTCCGCTACGGCTTGCCAAGCTGTGTCAGATTCTAGGTTAATAGTTTTAAATATTTTGTTTTCAAGTGGCGACTCATTAAACACACTTGTTATTTGTGAATTATATTGTGTGCCATAATAATTATTTCTTGTTTCATTTATATTGTGTTGAAATAAATTACCTCCATTGAATGAATAAAAGTAATTATTCATTCCTAACATTATCTCGGGTATATAAGAATAAAACGATGGCCATCCTTTTGAAGATTGACTATATGTTAATGTATACTCTGTGTCAACAGGAGATGGTATTGGAGGAACAATACTAGTAGGAGCAGGCGTTGCTGTTGGAACTGGAGAAGGACTAGGTGTTGGAGAGCTACAAACACTGCTATTGTAATATAAATTATAACCACCACCCATATAACCATGGTATAAACAAGCATAACTAAGTACTCCAAAATCTCCTATAACTGTTATTGTGACATCACCATAAAAATAATCATACGTGTTGCCGTCAGGTGCTGTTCCTGTCCCTGCATTTGTAGTCCCCGTGTAAGTTAGTTCTGCGGTTTTACCTGTATTTAATATAGCTATAGGATGATTAGATGGAACGTTCTTTAAAACATAAGTTCCTAATTGAACCCCATAACTTCCATAATTAGAACCAAAAACATATTTATTAAATCCTTGAATTAGTTGTATTGTAGTTTCATTTTCTCCACCTAAACAATAATCTGGCACTAAAGGCGAAGGAACAACCGCTGGCACTGGCGCTACAGGCGTAGGCGAAGGACCAGGGACTGGTGATGGAGTTGGTGTACAAGAAGGACTCGAAGGAACTTTAGTACAACAAGCTGCGCAATCAGCGTATGCTGATAAAATATCATTGCTGTTAGTAGGTCCTCCTGCCTCAACCTCATAACACAATCCGTCTCCACCAATATTATAAACAGAAAGCAGGGTGTTTCCTACATTAGAATCTGTTGTCCTAAATGTAGTAATATTGCTTCCGTCACATGCGGTAGCAGACCAATAGTAATATACTGGAGTTGGTCCAGGCGCTACAGGAGTAGGTATAACTGGAACTGGGCTAGGCCCAGGTGTAGGTATTGGAGCGGGAGTAGGTGTAGGTACAGGAGTAGGGTCAACATAACCACAGTTAGTTGAACAAGAAGCTCCTGATGTATTATAAGAACCTGATATAGAGGTTACTACTATATTAGCAGGAACTTCTAAACATACTTGCTGTGTATCCTCTTCAGGAATTGTAACAGATGTTTTAGTTCCGTCACAACAATTAATTGTAAAAGTACACTCGCCTCCTACCGCCCCTATGGGACAGACTATATCATACGTTACACAAGCCATATATTATTAATAATATACAAAAATACGAATTTAATTACTAAGGTTTTAAATTCTTAATCTCTACGGAATCCAGATACTTGCATAGTAAATTTATCTTTTTGACCAGCATTACAAGAAAGGTGTAGTACAGAGCTATCCCATAGTAAACCATCTCCTGCTTTCCAGTCCACAGAGGTAGTCCACTTTTTATTGTTATGAATATCTTGATATTGAATCATGTGACCAATCTTCCAATCTTCTAAGTAAAGGTTTAGTCTTACTTTTGTACGTTTATCATCTGGATAAAGTTTTTTAAATTTAAAAAATGTATCTCTATGCAATGTTACAACGTTTCCTGGTGGCTGCATAATAGTAGACACGGTTTTAATATCCATGTTTAATTTATCTTCCCAGCCATCAAATATAGGGTCTTTAATGTCATACCAAAGTTGTTGTATAACTGTATTGTTTTCATCATAAGAATAACCATTACCATATTCATTGTATAAATCATTTTGTTCTTCCCTTTGATAAGATATACATGAACCTTTATGAAAGTTATAGTCTTGTTTTTCAGCAAGAAAGTATGAATAATCGAAGTCTAATTTTATTTTTTCTAATATCATATTTGATTTTTAATTAAATTAACCCAGCTCTCAGATGTGTTTATAGTTTTACAATTTTTAAAAGCTAAAGTAAAATCCACTTCAAAGTTAGTGATTTTTAAATCATCTATTATAAGTGGTCTAAATTTTTCTTCACTTCCTTTTAAATTATTAGCATAACAATGAAATAGTTTTGGTCTACGAGTAACAAACATTTTGTAACCAAAAAGATGTGCTGCTAAAGAAATTATTTCTTGGTCAGCAAAAGGGTCAACATATAAATCAAAAGTAGATTTTTCTATAAAAGATTTAGGCATAAAAGTATTCGCTCCAGAAGCCACATAAGTTTGAATGTAATCAGTATAAAAAGGTTCTGACTCGGAAAGTATTTTGTGGTTCGGCGTAATATGTTTTGGTTTTACTGCATTATTAGATGGATACATTTTATAATCATCATATAAATCTCCTATTTTATATTGAGGTGGAAACCCTGTTAAAATTACTTTTTCATCAAACTGATTATAATCTTCTATATACATTACATCCCAGTCTTGTATAAAACGAGTATGACTATCTATTTGTAAAACATAATCTTGTCCATCATATAATTTTTTATTAATATAATTTCTTGAATATCCTGTGCCTTTAGACTTTTTAAAATGTATATAATCATATTTTAAATTATGTATTTTATCAAGGCTACTATTGTGCGTCTCGTCCTGTTCATGAATACCAAAGTAAATTCTATCAGGATACTTTGCTCTGTTAATGCAATCAGTAATAGAAGGTAGTAACTCAGGGTCTCTATAACTTGCTATGTTTAAAAAAATAGTTTTCATAAAACCACCAAATCATCTAAGCCTGTATTATCTAACATCCATTTAGCTTCCTCCATTGTATTAAGTATAGGCTTACCCTGTTTATTAAATGAAGTATTTAAAATAATTGGATCAACCCCTTTGTTAGCAAGCTCAGTTAAAACCATATACAAGTATGGATTAGAAGTTTGCGTGATTGTTTGAAGACGAGCGGTATTATCATAATGAATTATAGAGTCTATAGATTCAGAGTTATTTATTACCTCCGCATTATGAGCCATCCACATAGTGTTGTTTTTTGAATTAAACCACCTATACTTATCCTCTTCTCTACACATGGGTGAAAAAGGCCTGTAAGGTTCTCTAAATTTTACACGTGAATTTATTTTATCTTTCATTCCTTTTTTTGGCAAACATAAAATAGAGCGATTACCTAAAGCCCTAGCTCCGTGCTCTGAGTTTCCTTGCACCAATCCAATAATTTTTTCCTCAATAAGTTTATTAGCAAATTCTATAGGGTCTAATTGATTATACTTATCATCATTCCAAGTCATTCCTATATACATACTATTCACAACTTCGCTTGGTTTTAAAATATGAAGCAAACAACCTAAAGCAATACCTCTATCATCAGGGTTTGGAGATACAAATGCTTTGTGTTTTGAATTATTGATTATATTCATTGCGCCACCTCCTGAAAAAATTAAAGGCAAATTGTTTTTATATCCATTTATAATGCTACTAAACACTTGTTCAAAAACAAATTGAGAAGTTGCTGCTATGTTGGCGGGGTCGCCTTCTATATTTAAAGCCTGGTATCTCTCATGAGCTATGTTAACATTATCTATACTTTGTCCTAGATAATAACTAAAAAATTTTGGTACTAAACCATAGTCAACCTTTCCCAAACCAGCAAGCCCCATAATTTTCCCTGCATATACTAAGTTTCCCCACCACCAATTATCTTCTGTTTTTATTGGCTCTAAATAATGAGCAACTGCTGCATAAGGAACACATAAATCTATACCTACATTATTTATAAGAACAGGGTCTTTACCTTTTTCTGCTTCATATATTTTAAAAAACCCCTCTTCACTTCCTCCGTCAAAACTAACAACTAAAGCTCTATCAAAGGTAGATTGGTATAAACCATTTGCGCAATGTGCGGTATGATGAGGAACGTACTGGTAGTTTTTAGCACTAATGTTTTTATGCAAATTATTATCGCAATTATAAGCAACGGTATTATAGGTTACAGCTCCGTATTTATTTTTAAAATAATTTAAAATATCCCGCAGAACTTCTTCTGGATTTGATATAGGAAAATGATATGCAAAGGCTGCATTTTTTATACCAACCCACCTCTCAAGCTCTACAACTTCTTTAATTTCGTCGTTGACGCTTATAGCTACCGCCGAGTTGTGACTTCCAAATAAACCTAAGTTATATTCCATAGATTTTTTGCTTTGTCATACAACTCTCTTGATTCATATTTACCATAAAGCCTTCTATATAAAGTAATTCCGCCATCTGGAGATTCATATATATATACAATATTTTTTTCTTTAATATTCATTTACAAAACAATTTTCCCAGCTATATTTTTCTTTGCCAGTAAAAGTGTAATTTAATAAATTTTTACTACAGTTTTTTTTGTTATTGTAATGCCTTAAAATGTTAATGTAATCAGTAAAAGTAGAGTACCTACTTCCATAAAATAATCTTGCATTCGCACACATTAACGTATCTATTGCTATAGAAGAGACCATATCAGTTTCCATAAAATCATTTAAGTAATAACATTCATATCCATTTAAACACTCAAAGTATTTTCTATCCTGTTCATCTGTAGCGATAAATAAAGGATACGATGTGTCTAAATATCTATCTACCATTGATCTTAAATTACCAAACAATTCTGTTGTACTGTGAGTTCTTGTCTGATGAAAGTCTCCACTTCTTACGTGAATAGCATTATATGGTTTAGCTATTAAATTCATTTCAAACTTATCTCTAATTTTTAATCCATATTTCAAACTGTGTTTAATTCTCATCCTATGTTCATCGGAAATTCCTGTTATCAAATGATACCAATGGCCAAACAAATTTCTAGGAAAATGAATAAATTTATTATTTAAATTAAACTCACTTACATCAATAGGCTTTTTATAAGTGTCTGGATTTACACCCCAGTTGGGATGATTTCCTTCAGGTAAACATTTAATATCCTTGCAAATATTTTCAAAATATTGTATGTCAGATTCATATTTTTGATAAGCTGGTATATCTTTATAGTCTACACAATCAAAATGTTTAACAAATAATTCTTTGTCAAACAATTCCCAGAAATCAAAAAAACTATCTTTAAGCTGATGTTCACTTAAAAACAAACAGTATATTTTTGGCGGTAAAATTATAGTTCGATTTGTGCATATTGCAATTGCAACCACCATTTCATAAGTCATTCTAATATTATTTAGACCACCCCACCACGTATCAAATGAAATATATTTTTTCAACTACTATACAAATTTGTAGTGTACATAAAAATTTCTAAAAAATGTTCCTCCAAAAGGCTCAAGTCTTCCGTGTTCACAAATTGCAGATTCATACAGTATCATATCTCCTGGTTGAGCATACACTTTATACCACTCTCCATCGTGCCCTTGAATATCTAAAGGCCAATCATCTGCTTCAGGTTTATTAGAACATCCACAAGCTAAATCTTTATCCACAATAATTATAGAGCTTATATGATGTGTTTCTACCCTATCAACATGAGGAGTTAATGTCGAACCTTTTTTGTAAGAACGTATTCCATACACAAATGAAGGCTCTATTAATGGTTCTTTCATAGCATTATGCATTTCATTAGCAATCCAATCTCTATGTACAGGTAGGAGCTGCTCGTGTATTAGAGTCCTAATGGAAGGTACGTGGTCAAATGAAAGAAGTTCGCTTTCTCCACCTTGTATGATGTTTTCTTTCCCAGGAAAGTTTTCAGGAGTTACCTTGTCTTTTAGTATTTCATAAGCGTCTTTAATTATATTCCAAGTTTGCTCAGGACACTTAATTACTTCAAAACCATTCTTTGTAAATTTAGGTATTTGATCTTTATGTGTATATGTTTTATTTACAGGTGTTTCAATTTTTTTTGGTTGTAATGAATCTTGATAAAGTTTTTCATCACCTGCTCCATCCCAATCATTTTCTCTCCACCATGCAGTAATAATATATTTTTTACCCTCTTCTATTGCTACACCTTCGTGCATATATTCTTCTAAAACTTTTCCATCTTTCATATTTTCCCACATAACTGCCTTGCCTGTCTCTGGATTAACTACCATATTTTGATTTGGAAAGTTTGTTCCCCCTCCTTTGAAACCATCGTTTAAATAAATCATAAATGTGTGTGTTCTATTCCCTGAAGCTAAACAATGTTTTTGATATGCGTCACCTGCAAAAAAATCATTATGAGGTTTAAAATACTGACCTACTTCGTAAAGCTGGCCTTGCATAGCTTCACCTTTTTTAATGTCTAAATTTAATATACCTGCAATACGCTTATGAATATTATTCACAGTTTCATTGGAGGTGCTTAAATTACAAGTACTTGAAGTTCTATAGTCAGATATAGCTGTTCTATCTGTACCGCCTTCTACTACTGAAGATCGAGTATGATTAGCGTCAATCATTTGAATTAATTCTTGACACTCTTTGGGAGTCAAAAAGTTTTTATACTGCTGCATTTGATTTAATTTAATTCTAATAAAGTTATTAATTATAATTGAATATAAAAAACACTAAGGACAATTCGTTGTGGTACAGTTACTTGTAAATGCAGAACCATTCCAGTATCTATAATTACTTCCGTCGTTATAATAACCTGGTAACGCTGCTCTGTTACAATCACTTTGTCTATCTAAAGCAGTAGCCGTACAGAAATCGGTTGTGTTCATGTAGAATGTAGCATAATTAGCGCATAAGAAGTTTGTATCAGAAATAAATTCTAAACTTACACTATTACATGTTACTGCAGGCGCTGGTGTTGGAACTGGTGCTGGCGATGGAGAAGGAGCTCCTTGACAAGCTGTACAGTTTGCATAAATAGTGTATGTTGTATAGTCGTTGGTATTTTCTATTCCTGCATCGTCTTGATATTCATAACACGTTCCACTCACATCTAACACGTTAGCCACGCTGCCTAGGTTTGTTCCAAATGGAGCTCTTATATTAATTAAAACATCACCGCTACACTCTAAGTATCTAGCATACAAGTATGTTGGCGCACTTGGTGTAGGCGCAGGCGTAGGTATAGGCGCAGGCGTAGGTATAGGCGATGGTGTTGGAGTTGGCGCAGCAGGCGCTGGTGTAGGCGCTGTACAAGCTGCATCAGAACACCCACTTGGGTATTGATTCAGAACAGTTGCACTAAAGTCAGCGCTTGAACTTGGATTAGTATCATTAACATACCAACAATAAGTTCCATCCATATAGCCAGGTGCGTTTAATTTTAAAGCAAAGTTTAAAGGGTATCCTGTTTGTGTTAATTCAACATAGTATGTAGATCCACCTCCATCACATCTCCTCATCTCATATACCTGTGTTGCTTGAGGTGTCGGCACTGGCGCTGGAGTTGGTGCAGGAGGACAACCTGTTTCACTTGATATTAATTGAATATTTTGACAAGGCGATCCTTGGTCTGTAGGTACTCCTGGTGTTGAATTATAATAATAATATATATTATTACCTGCCCCACCAATATATCTTTGGTTAGCTCCAGGAGCACTTGAGAATGACTCGTAACATCCTGGACTTCCATCACAAGAAATTAGGAAATAAAATAACGGTGGGCTAGGTACAGGACTAGGACTAGGACCAGGTGTTGGGCTTGGCCCTGGTGTTGGGCTTGGACTAGGACCAGGTGTTGGACTAGGACCAGGTGTTGGAATAGGTACAGGCACAGGACTAGGTGTTGGACTAGGACTAGGACTAGGACCAG